TACTATTTCCCATATACTAATAATACAAAATATAAAATAAACTTTAAAATAAAATTGAATCATATTAAAAATATATTTCCATTAAGAAAGAATAGACATGAGTAAAGACCGAAGCAAAAAGCGAAAGGACAATCAACTACAAAATAAGGCTGAACTGTGGAACGTCTTTGACGAACATGTTACAAATGATTCAAAACCTACCGCGCCATTAGAATGTATTTATAGAGCATGCGGTGACCGCGAGAAATGCGAACAATGTGAATTTAATTTAGCATTTTCCGATGAAGGATTTTTGACATGCACAAATACAAAATGTGGAATCATCTATAAGGACATGGTTGACCAATCAGCTGAATGGAGATACTATGGAGCTGACGATAACCATGGTAATGACCCCACAAGATGTGGCATGCCAATTAATCCATTGTTACAGGAGTCTTCTTTCGGATGTAAAGTTTTATGCTGCGGTTCTACATCATACGAGATGCGAAAAATTAGACGTTACACCGAGTGGCAATCCATGCCATATAAGGAGAAGTCGCAATATGATGAGTTCCAAAGGATTACAATCATGTCACAAAATGCTGGTGTGCCAAAAATGATAATTGATGATGCAATTAGGTATCATAAGAAGATTTCGGAGTATGAGCTGACTTTTAGAGGCGACAATCGCGATGGAATTTTAGCGGCATCCATTTATATTTCGTGCAGGATTAACAACTACCCGAGAACTGCAAAGGAGATTGCAACCATCTTTCATTTGGATGTTACAAGCGCCACCAAGGGATGCAAAAATGCTCAGCTGATTATTAATAATTTGGAGAAGGATATGGAGAACAATGAGAAGACGTCATTTTGCAGAACAAAACCAGAGGCATTTATTGAGCGTTACTGCTCTAAGTTGAATATTAACTCTGAGCTGACAAGAGTGAGCCAGTTTATTTCAATGAAGATTGAGAAACTGGGATTGATGCCGGAAAACACGCCACATTCTATTGCTGCAGGAGTTGTGTATTTCATAGCTCAAATATGCAAACTTAATATTAGCAAGAAGGATGTCAAGAACGTCAGTGAAATTAGTGAAGTTACGATTAATAAATGTTTTAAGAAGATAGAGAAACTTAAAGACGATTTGGTTCCAGCAGTTATTTTGAAGAAGTATTCTGGTTCTAGTTAAATCTGGTAAAAATATTTAAAATTTATGTAATTTCATTAAAAACATTTTTTCTTCAATTTTGTCGTAAAAAATAATTAGCAAAAATGATTAAAGCTACAGGAGAAAACATCACAGTCCAATTGAGAACACCCCGTAAATCGCTTTTCGCTTTATAAAATTCGTCATACTCATAACGAGTTCCATTTTGACCACATTTAGATTCTATGGACCTGCAAGATTCTGCATAATCGTGCTTTATTTTACCGGAAACAAGGTCGGCGTCGCCAAATTTCTTACACTTGGCAAATGCGTGCGAATCAGACGCAAAAAACAAATTGGCTGAGTCTCCAGGAATAAAATGCTTGCACATGTGACATTTAGGAGAGTGCAAATTCTTAATGGTTTCAGGAACAAGAACACGACAACCTCTATAAACAGTAGTTGTGGAGAGAAGAAGAATCGCCGTTTTCTTCATTGTTTGATACGATAATATTAGACGTATGTTTAATATTATTTTATTAAGATTTAATTAACTATTGATTTAAAATCGGTGCTTTGAAAAACTAGTCCACTATTTCTTTGGTCCATATTACTCAACTGATTAAATTGACAAGGATTTTTTGTTCCATTCCAACAATACCATGTAAATTTTTTATTAAGCATTCCTTTATTCATTCTAATTTGCATATCTATTATCATTACGTCAATAATATACAATCCAACAAGATTGTATCCGAGCCGAATAATGTGAGAATTTTGATAATCCCAATCTAATAAAGAATTTAACAGCCGATGAGCACCTTGAAGTGTTATAATGTATGCATGAGTGCAAAAACACTGGGCTTTAGATATTCTTGGTTTTTTTTCAGGATGGCCCATTTGATTTCCGATAAAAATAATATCAAAGTCTTTAGGAGTATTCTGAAAAAATTCACGCGCTAATTCATTCCATTGTGGGTGAAAATGGACGTCGTCTTCAAAAACGGTAGAAATTAATATTTTATTATCAATTATATGTTTTAACACTTTTAAATGAGACAATAAACAACCTCGTTGACCAACGCTTGGAGCATTATCAAATTTAATTCCAGGGAATAAAGAGATTGCTTCATTTAACTCAGTTTCATCTGTTGCATTTACTCCTGGAAAAATTTGCATATCGGTAAATCCAGCGTTAATAATATTATTGCTAAAAAAGTCTTTTCTCTCAGGGGATAAAGATTCCACATAAATAACAAACGCTGGACTATTAAGAACAATATCAAACATTTCTTAGTTTAATGCAAGAAATAATATATAATTTTAACAGTTTTGCAATTTATTAATTAAATAATATTTCAGGAGAAATGCGAATGCGGGCACCATTTTTATGAATAGCTTCCATGTGGAATGCTCTGTGTTCGCAATCTTCATTAAGGGTTTGTTCTGTACCAGCATATGTTTTAAATTCTATTTTTTGCCCATTTATGACAACGTTATTATATATATAATTTTTTGGAATAAGGTCAAGTCTTACTCTTCCATCATAGTTACAATTCAAAAACTTATTCGTCTTATAAATAGCAAACCCGTTAAATGCCGAAGCACATTTTAATAAACCATTTTCAGGAACTTTAGATAACAAATCAGTAATATATGATTTCATTTTACCCAAAACTTTAACTTCATTTTTAAAATGACGAAAACTAAATATATAAGGTCTTATGGATAATGCCCATATATCGTAATAATCTGAGCGGTTAAATGATAAAGAATCCCAGGAGTTTTTATATAAATATTTTTTAAGAACGTCTAGCTTAATATCTTGAGAACAAACATCGTCGCAGTCCATCATAACAAACATTTCATAATCGCTATAGTTAGCACGAATCATTTGCAAACAACCATTTCTAGCATTTGCTATACGTTGAGTTCTAAAGTTGCTTACAATAGTTTTATTTACATAAAATTTTAGTTTTGGGTTTATAACTTGATAATCTTTTAATTTTTGCAACGTATTGTCGCCAGAACTATCATAATAAATAATAATAACATAATCATCAAAAAGTGTCCCAATCTTTTCCATATTAGAAAATATTTTATCTAAATGTCCACCCACATTTCTAACAGCGCCGCAAATACAACATTTCATTTATATTAGATAATTATAATTTAAATATAAAGTAGATAAAATTATTTATAATGAAGCGTTATTTTATTGATCTAGATAATACCTTGTGCAAAACTAAAAATAGTGATTACACTAATTCTATTCCAATTGTTGAAAGAATACAATATGTGAATGAACTTAAAACTGCAGGTAATCATATTACCATTTGGACCGCTCGTGGAGCAACTAGCGGAATAGATCATTCAGAATTGACAAAAAAACAATTATTTGAATGGGGAGTAAACTACGATGAACTTCTTATGGGAAAACCAAATTATGATGTTTACATAGACGATAAATCATTTAATGTTGATTCTTATTGGCCATTGCCAAAAAAAGGTGATACAAAAACCAAAAAACTTCAAAGCGAAATAGTTCCCAAAGGTTGGGGAAAAGAAATCATTTTTGTTAATAACCCAGAGTATTGTGGAAAGATACTTTGTTTTAACAAAGGAAAAAAGTTTTCAATGCATTATCACATACAGAAAAAAGAAACCTGGTATGTTGCAAAGGGAAAGTTCCTATTGCATTGGATAGAAACAGAAAATGGAGTTCCACATAGTGAATACTTAAATGTTGGAGACGTTGTAACAAATGAGAGAGGAGAACCACATCAAGTGGTCGCATTGGAAGACAGTGAATTATTTGAAGTTTCTACAAGACATTATGATGAAGACAGTTTTAGAATGTGGAAGGGAGATTAACCTAACTTATATGTAATTGAAATAAATTCTTTTTAATTACATATTTTTACTTTTCGCAAACAATCATGAAACTATTATTAAGATCTATTCCACTTTTAAAGACGTTTTTCATATTATGATCTAATAAAAACTCATTCAGTAAATCAGGCGTTAAACAATGCTTATGTTTTTTGTTGTTCCAAGGTCGCCAATATTTCTGGGAGAAATCAGGCAAATATAAGAATAATATTCCACCAGTCTTAATTTTAGATATCCAGTATTCTAATGTTTCTGACCAATTGTCAACGTGCTCTAAACAGTGACTTGAATAAATAAAATCCACTTCATCATTAGGTAAATTATTTGCGTGGAACTCATCGGGCAATGAAATATCAATACCTCTTGCATAAGGAAGTTTCCATTCCTCTTTACAAAACCCTATGTCGTAACCAGAACCTTTGCAAAAATGTTTTGCGTATGGTATTGAGAATTGAGACGCATTTCCAAACGCTTGAAATTGAGGATATTTTTCTCCAACAAAATCTAAAAGTTCCATTTTATAAATACATTTTGCTTTGTGTTTAAATTAATAAAATTATATATAATATATTTTATATTGTTTTAAGATGCATAAAATACTTGTAATTGGAGATATAATGATGGATATAAATTATAGTTGTGAAACATGCAGAAAAGCACCAGAAGCTGATATCCCAGTATATAACGTTTTAGAAACAAATTATATTTTAGGAGGAGCCGCAAATGTTGCAAAAAACTTAAAGCATTTGAATTGCGAAGTTGAAATAATATCTGTAATTGGGGTTGATGAAATTGGTAAAAGAATTGCGTCATTAATTGAAAAAAATAATGTTGCGAACAAATTATTTATGGACCCGAATAGAAAAACTACTCAAAAAACCAGAATTATTTTAAATAACTCAATTGTTGCACGATATGATATAGAAGATACGAATGAAATATCTCGCGATTTATCTGAAGAAATATTAGACTATATAAAAGGTAAACAAAAATTAGATGCTATAATTATTTCTGATTATGACAAAGGTGTTATTTCTCGCTATCTTTGTGAAAATATAATAAAATACTGCAATGAAAGTAATATTTACACTTTTGTTGATCCAAAACTGAAAGATTGTTTAAAATATAAGGAGTGTTTTTGCTTGAAACCAAATCTCAATGAAGGAGAAATAATGTCTGGAGAAAAGAATCTTTCAAATATAATTAGGTTTATAAAGGAGAACATAAACTGTAAAAATGTAGTTTTAACTTGTGGTGAAAATGGTATATACGTTAATTCCGATGAAAATCACATAATGCATAATACTAAAATTACTGTTATAGACGTAACTGGAGCCGGGGACATTGTTGCTAGCGTTTTAACATATGAGTATTTGCAAACAAAGGATTTAATAATGGCGTCAAAGGTTGCAAATTATATTGGCGGTAAAAGTGTTCAGAGCCTAGGAAATTATTGTTTATTGCAAAACGATATTTGCGAGTATTATGAATCTATTGAACATTCCAATAAAATTATATATGATTATCAAGTAGATAAAATAAAAGCTCTTTCTGACAAAACTAACGTTGTGTTTACAAATGGTTGTTTTGACATATTGCATTCAGCCCACATAAAATTGCTTAAATTTGCAAAGAAGCAAGGAGATGTTCTAGTAGTTGGATTAAATGCTGATGATTCTATTAGAAGACTTAAAGGACCAACCAGACCAATAAATAACGTTGATGAACGGTCAACAATATTGGCTCAGTTTGATTTTATAGATTATATTATTATTTTTGAAGAAGATACGCCGTTAAATTTATTGAAGATATTGCAACCAAAAGTTATGGTTAAAGGTGGCGATTATAAAAAGGACGAAATAATTGGAGCAGAATATTCTGATAATGTTATTTTATTTAATTTTATTGAAAACAAAAGTTCTAGTTTAGTAATAAAAAGGATTAACGAACAAACAAAATAAAAAATAAATAAATATATATTATGTCTAGAATAATTCATTTGCACAACGAATGGCATTTAGGTGATAATGTTTTTAATTTTATTTTATTTTATAACATTAAAGACTATTTAAAACAAAACAATATAACAATATTTTATTATGCTCAACCTTATTATTTACCTCAATTAAAAGAATTTATTCCAAATAAACACGTTGTATTATATGATATTGCCGCAAAACCAGAATACTCGTTGCAGTTATGGATTGGGAATGGTTTTTGGGGTTATACACACTCGCGCTCAGGCAGGGTTCCTTTTAATAAATTTTATATTAAATTTTTTAATTTAGTTTTGAATAAATTAGGGTTTCCAATTAAACTAACGCGTTTTTTTTATCAAGACCCAGATTTGTTATATAGATACGAAAAGTTAAATGACGAATACAAAAATTTAGACATTCTTATAATTAATTCAAACGCATGTTCAGGTCAATTTAGTTATAGTGAAAAAAATTGGAATTATCTCATTAATAAACTGCATCAAAGATATAAAATAACTACAACAAAGAAAGTAGACAATGTGTTAAGCACAACTGATGCCGGATTAACTATAAAAGATATAGCCGCTTTATCAACTAATATAAAAGTAGTAATTGCTATTAATACGGGAGTTTTACCTGGACTTTTAAATTCTATAACCCTTACTAGGGTGAAAAAATTTTATACATTTGACAATAGCGAATTTTTTACATATCCAAATTTTGAGAGAAAAAACAGATTAATAGACATTACTTTTGACGAATTAGATAGATATATTTTATAGATAATGAGACTTTATTATCTTAATGACGATTTAAAAATACCATTTTCTGTTCCCTGCGTTACAATTGTAGGTTCAGCCCATAAAACTTTTAAATTTTCAGCTTTCATAATAAAATTAAACCAGTGGTCTATTGGAAGATTGCAAGAAAAATTTTTATTATTAATTATATTCATAAATTTTAATGCACATTTTTTTGATATTAAATAAGAATCACTGCATCTGCTTGAATATCCTCTGAATATATTACAATTTTTGCATATTTTTAATATATTGTCAGGCACATGTAAATTTGCACCATCACCAATAAACAGCATATCCCAATCATTTGGCAAATGAATCATATATTTTTTTAAAGTCTCATAAAATGAACTATTAAATAAAGCATCATCTTCAAAAATCAAAGCAAAATCAATAGTGTCATTTTCTATTATTTTTTTATAGCATTCAATGTGATGCAAAAATAAAGAAATTTCAGAATCGTGTAAGTTAACAAATAGTTTTTTGTCATCAATTGTTAAAACATCTTTTCCCTTATTTGATATAAACTCAGCTTCAATATTGTTTTCTTTGAGCTGTTTTAACATATTAGCTTTTCTTCTAAAAAGTTTATCATAATGAATTACAAATATTTTCATTGTATATATTATATACTTAATATAAATAATATAATATATAGCATTTTTATTGCAATAAGAAGATTTTTGTATGAAGAAGTGGAGATAATATAGCGGACCAACTTCTTTCAATATAATGTCCCACCTCTGGATTAGAAGAAGTTTCCAGTTGCGCAACAAGTTTTTCATATCTAAATTTTTTATATTTTAATATATCCCTTTTATCAACTGAAAATATTCCTTCAAATTGAATGAATTTAACATTTATATTTCCCAAATTAAACAAGAACCATTTTCCAAAAGGCCTAATATCTGCTTTTTTTAATTCAGTTTCGTTGTTTTTAATAAAATTTTGAGAATAACTTGCGCCCCATTTATCTAATGAAAAGTTATAAAATTCTTTAAGAACATTATTATTTAAACGCCCACCAACAAATATGGCAGTTTGAAAGTTATTGTTTATAATTTTATTCAACATAGTTATAGCTTTTGTTTTTTTGTATGACATATCAACTGAGCCAGGCAAAAAAATAAGAATATCATTTAATTTATCATAGTTGTTAACAATGTGCCACAGATACGTGTGATCATTTCTACCAACATTTGGAAGATTAATTATTTTTTTCACCAATTTCTTTTCAAAATCTTCGTTATCGCCTTTATTATATACAATGTAATTAAATCTGTTAAATGGTTCTTCCAATGTCCAACTCAAGTCTTCATTGTATCTTGCAACTATTATATCTATATTTTCTGGATAACTCATATATTTCGTATATATATTTATTTTATTGTTTTAATTGAGTTTTACAGTCGTATGCAATAGATTCTAATGTTCTTTCTAATTTACCAGTTTTATAAATTGGTTGGTTTACAATTTCAAGATATTTGTTATCATCATTTATTATTTCTAATATTCTATCAGCAACATCAAAAACAGTTGTGTCGTCTATTTTTTTTACATTTATAAATCTATCTTCATTAAAATAATCTGTTACATTGTCGGAACCCCAATATATTGGAATAATTCCAGCAGTAAAACCATGAAGTATTTTTTCAGTTATATATGTTTCTTGTTTCATGTTTTCCATTGTTACAATAAATTTATATTCTGATACAATATTTTTAAATTCTTCTGAATGGTAATCGTGTGTTATTCGCGGAACATTGTTTTTATATACTCCTGCGTAATCAATGCAAATTCCACATTTCTCCAATTTATCAAGAAATATGTTTCTCTCCAACATTGGGTCACCATTTGAGATAATTGCACAAATTGTTTTTTTAGGTATTTTATTTACTTTTGGGAAGTTTTGCAATAGTTCTAATAAATTGTGACTGTATATACTTAATACAAATAAAGGCATATTTACTATTTTTAAGTTATTAAATCTACCAGTTAATATAATATCATAATGAGGAATTAATTTCAGTCTTTTAAAATTGTTTTTCAACAATTTGTTAACTGTATTATAAGTTGATTCGCCATTATAAAAAAAACTATATTTCCATTTTTTCCTTGTTAAAAATGTTTCTTGTGAAAATACACTTTCTAATAAAATGTCACTACTATTAAAGGTTCCAGGAGTTATTTCTAAATTAAAAATTGTTTCTAGTAATTTTATAAAAAAATTTATAGGAGCACTTCTAATGTTTTCAAATCCTTCCCAAAACCCATTTATGAAGATTTTCATATAACTATATTAAATATTATATTATTATTATTATATATTATATGTTAAAAACTACACATAATGCTGGGTTTTTTTCTTGCTGTTCGGTTAAATTATTTGAAATTATAAATTATTTTAATACTAACAAAATTATTCCCGAGAGGGTTGATAGTTCAGAACAGTTTTCTTGGTATAAACCAACTGACTATAAAAATAAAGACATTACTTATGATTATTTTGTAAACAATGAAATAGATAAAATTGATTATTCAACTAATATTAATTATCACCATGGAGACCAATTTTCTGATTATAAATCATTGGATTATGAAAAAATTTCACCGTTTATTAATAAATATTTTAGCCCATCTGAAGAAATATTGAGCATGATAAATAAAATGGAAAATAAGTATAAAATTGACAATTATGAAAATGTGTGTGTATTGTTTTACAGAGGGAATGATAAATCTACGGAAACCAAGTTATGTTGTTATGAAGATATTATTGAAAAGGCTAATCACGTTAAATTGTTAAATCCAGACACAATTTTTTTGATTCAAAGCGATGAAACTGAATTTATTGAAAAAATGATAGAAGAATTTCCCAATTCATTTTATTTTAAAGATGAAGCAAGACACATGAAAAAACAAAACAGCTCAGTTGATCATGTATTCAAACAGTTTAATTATAGATATTCAAAGTTTTATTTAGCTATAACAATTATTATGTCAAAATGTAAATATATTGTTTGCGGTTCTTCTGGAAATTGTTCTATATGGATAGCATTTTATAGAAATAATTCAAAAAATATGTTTCAATATTTGAACGGTGAATGGTTATAAAATAATATTTTATTAGTATATAACTAATGTTATTAACTTTATTTGGTTCATGTAGACAGGATTCATTTTATGAAATTCCTGAAGTTAATATTACTGAAATAAGAAATAACATATCGTATACACATTATACAAAGGAAATTTTAGAAGTTATCAAATTTTGCAAACATGGGCATATATCTCCAGAAGAAACAACAAATGTGTTTAGAACCCCAATCATAAATAACCAAAAATTATTTTTTAATGATATTCTTGAACAAAATTTTATAAATACAAGAATATTTATTTTAGAAGTTGCGAGCAGAACATCATATTTATATAATGGCAATTACGTTCACCATATTTTATTTGACAATGAAAATTTTAATAAAAGAATTACTGTAAACAAACAAACAGATGAAGAAATAGAAAATGATATTATTCAAATTAAATCTGAATTAAATGATAGAGATATGATTATAGTTGGACATATAGTTACTCATAATTTTGGAAATAGATATGACTTGTTAACTTTATTAGAAAAAATATGTGAAAAGCACAATATATATTTTATTAATCCTGTAAAAGAATTAACCAAATTAGGTTATAATGTAAAAAATTTATTAATGGAAGACGGCACTCATTACAATAATGCAGGACATGAAGCAATTAAACGGGTATATTTAAATTTTATTAGAATCATAAAAATTGAAAAATTATGTAACGCTAATATGGAAAATCAACGCTTATTTGTTAGTTCTCGCGGATTATTAAAATCGTGCAGTTTTCATTCATTAGAACCACATTCAAGTTGCAAAAATGATTATTTATATTTAAATGAAATGCTTGTTTCTAATAAATTACACGATGGAATGTCTATATATGTTTGCAGTGAATTGTTAAAATGGTTTCTAGTAGAAGTATTACCAAAAATTAAAAATAAGTTTGTTTTAGTAACTGGTGATTCTGATTTGTGTGTTCCTAAGGAAGCTTTAAATAACAAAGAAACTTCAACTCTTATTAATAGTCCGTATTTATTAAAGTGGTTTGCTCAAAACACCCAAATACAAAGACATGAAAAAATTGTTCAACTGCCTATTGGATTAGATTATCATACAATTTCAAATGACCCAAATTATAATTGGAAAACGGACGGTGAAGGTCATTTACCCAAAGATCAAGAAGAAATTTTAATTAACTTGCGACAACAAATGAAACCATTTTATGAGAGAGCGTATACTATTTACGTTAACTTTACTCTAGCCAATGATAGATTTGTTCAACGAAAAAAATCACTTGAACAGATTCCAAATGAACTTCTCTGTGTTAATCAAAGCTTTACAAAAAGAACAGAAAATTGGAAATTTTTAACTCAACACGCATTTGTACTATCACCATTTGGACTTGGTATGGATTGTCATCGCACGTGGGAAGCTCTGTGTTTAGGTGCAATTCCAGTTATAAAAGCGCCAAATTTTCAAAAGATGTTTGAAGATTTGCCTGTATTAATTGTTAACGAGTGGAATGAAATAACTAGAGAATTATTGGATAAAACCATAGAAGAGTTTAAGAGTAAAGAATTCAATTATGAAAAACTAACTCTTCAATATTGGGTAAAAATGATAAATTCATATAAAATTTTTTAAATAAAAATAAATTATGGTTTTATATATAAATGGATAACTCACCACCCAAGATAGCATTTATTACAGCAATTTACGGAGGTTATGAAACTAGTTGTAAAAAATTTATGAAACAATCTATGCCAACTGATTTTATATGCTTTACCGATAATCCAAATATAACAAACAATGGATGGATTATAGATACTACACAATATCATATACTCAACGCATCACCAATTGATAACGGAAATTATATAAATTCAATAAAAAACAATAATCATACATTTAATGTAGCTAAATATTATAAACAAGCTTTTCAAAATATACCTAGACTTAAAAACTATGACGTTATTATATGGTTGGATGGAACTATTGAAATTATTTGTGAACACACGTCTAGATGGGTTTTAAATAATTATAATAAATATAAAATTATTGGATGGCATCATGAATATAGATTTGGTAATTTAGAAAGTGAAGTGAATGCATCAATAACTTGCGGTAGGTATTGCACAACATTTTGGAATAATCAATCACAACCTTATCAAGATGTTGAACAACAATACAATGAATATGTAAAAGATGGATATGATGAATTATTATGGAAAGAATTAAAAGAAAACCGTTTAATAGATCCAAATAAAACACACTATGGTGTGTGGATAACGTGTTTTGTAGTTTTTGATAATAAGAGCGACGTAGTTACTGATTTTTTAAATATGTGGTATCTACAAACTTTAAAATATACAACACAAGATCAAATAAGTTTTCCTTATGTAGTTCAAAAAATAAAATTGTATCCATACACGTTACCTAATGGTGTTGTTTTAGGAAAAAAACCACATGAAAAAACTCTATTTTATATTAAACAGAATCATGGAAAATGATTAAATATTTACATTTAATACTAAAAATTAAAATACTTTTATTATTAAATGACCGACAAGCAACCACCCAAACGTGTTTTTATTGTCCCTTATAGAGACCGCATTCAGCAAAAATTCTTCTTCTGCAAGCAAATGGATTTTATCCTTGAAGGGCAAGACGACTATGAAATTTTGTTTGTTCACCAATGCGACGCCAGAAATTTTAATCGTGGAGCCATGAAGAATATTGGCTTTTTAGCAATCAAGGAAAAGTATCCGGATTCTTACCAAGACATGTCTTTTATTTTCAATGACGTAGACACCTTACCATTCCACAAGCTGTTTGATTATGAAACTACTCAAGGAGTTGTCAAGCATCATTACGGTTTTGAAACGGCTTTAGGAGGAATTGTTGTAATTAAGGGCTCCGATTTTGACCTTATTAATGGTTATCCTAATTACTGGGGTTGGGGTATGGAAGACGCCTGTTTACAAAAGCGCTGTTTTGCATTTGGACTTCAAATTGACCGCAGCAATTTTTACAACATCGGCAGTCCTGAAATCCTCCAATTATTTGACGGGGTCTCTCGCCTTGTCTCCAGAAAAGACCCTCAACGCATGAAAACTGATAATGGCCAAGACGGATTAAGAACCATTCATAAGTTGGTTTTTAGCGTTGATGCTGAATCATTGAACCCAGATGACAATGTTTTTGTAGTAGAGAGCGAGAGAACATTTGTAGTCAATGTGACGTCTTTTATGACATCAATCAGATTTGAAGCAGACACCTATCACGAATACGATTTGAGAGAACCGGTTAGTAAAGTGGTTTTCCCTGACCGTGAAACTACCGACCGAACTGCTATACCCACGGAAGAATGGTCCAATATCCCTTATCACCCTTCAGATGAAGAGAGAAACCCAGAGCAGCAAATGCAAGAGCAACAACACGCATTCCAACAACAGCAACAACTTCAAATGATTCAACAGGTTGCATTACAACAACAATTTTTAAGACAACAAGCTCTTGCAAGGGTCAACATTTTCTCTCCAGAATACGCGCGTCTTGCAGGTGTTAAACCTCGCGCAACTACAAGCGCAAATATTGGCTTAGGTGGGGTGCGCCGTTAACCATCCCATAAACTTGTTTTTGCCTTTATTTTTAAATTACTTTTTCTCTCTTGAACTTAATGACCCAAAGTCAAATTGTCAAGGAACTTAAGGATGTAACCTTTGAGAAAGCCATTAAGGATTGGTCTGAAATCAAGAGTAAAACTGAAGAAGAAATTCAAAGTATTAATGGTAGAAGTCGTCTTGG